GGTCAAGGGCGTTCCAGCGGACGTTCCGAGTTTATTTGGAAACGGCCGGTGGTGGAAATAGAAGAGGAATGAGCAGCTTTGAGCGTGTCATTCGCTACGACCCGCTGCCCAGCCAATTAAAGTTTCACCTGGCTCAGGCGAGATTTAAGGGCTTTTCGGGACCGGTCGGATCTGGGAAAAGTGCAGCGCTTGTAAACGAGTGCCTTCGCCTGGCTTACGTGAATGGCGGGTGTCCAGGAATTGTGGCAGCACCGACTTACCGCATGCTCGCCGACGTAACTCGAAGCGCCTTCCTTGAAATTCTAGACGAGAGCGAAGTGCCGTATGAGTTCGAGAAGTCGGCCAATGTTGTTTACTTGCCAGAGCCTGAATCGACCATTCGATTCCGCTCACTCGACAATCCTCAAAGGCTGGTTGGCCACAATATCGCTTGGTTCGGTGTCGATGAGCTGACGTACTCGAAGGAAGAGGCCTGGAAGCGCCTTCTAGCCCGACTAAGGCATCCAAAGGCAACTGAGCGAGTTGGCGTCGCGAGTTGGACACCAAAGGGATTTGACTGGGTCTGGAAGCGATTCATTTCGCCCGACCGAATCGCCGGTTATGAGGCCGTGCTGGCGAGGCCTCGGGAGAACAAGCATCTTCCAGACGACTTCTACGAAGATCTAAAGGCAAGCTACGACGAAAGGTTTTACCAACAGGAAGCTGAAGGCCTTTACCTGAATGTGTTCAGCGGCCAGGCCTACTACACGTTTGATCGGGCTGAAAGCGTCAAGCCGATTGCCTTTGACCCTCGGTTCCCGCTTTGCTGGGCTCTCGACTTTAACGTAGATCCGATGGCTTCGGTAATCGCGCAAGTGATAGACACAACCACCCACCGGGAAATGATCAACGGAAAGCGAAGCCAGGTGATTGTAGTTCTTGACGAGCTGGTGCTTCCCGACTCTCGTACACCAGAAGCCGTAAAGGCATTTATGCAGCGAATCAAGCCGTTTCAGCAGCAAGGCCTTCAGGCGATTCAAGTTTATGGCGACGCATCTGGAACAGCGCGGCGGTCTTCCGCATTGAGAACGGATTGGCAGATCGTTCGCGAGGAGCTCAGGGACTTAGGCGTTCCGATCTACTTCCGGGTGCCTGCCAAGAATCCTGAAGTGCGAGAGAGAGTGACAGAGGTTTGTGGAGCATTGCGATCTACGCATGGTGAGCGAAGGTTGTTTGTGGATCCCAAATGCAAGGAACTCATTATGGACTTCGAGATGGTGCCGTGGAAGCGAGACTCAAGCGGCAATAGCCTTTCTGATCTAGACAAGAGCGACAAGCACCGAACCCACGTTAGCGATGCACTTGGATACCTGGTGCACCGCGAGAGACGCTCTGACGCTGGCCCACGCTCCACTCCCCTTTTCTGAGGAATTATGAAGAAACAAGAACCGATCGCGGCTGAGGATAAGTTTTGGAGTCGCGGCAAGTGCATTGCTCTTGCTGACCCGCATTGCGTCTTTTGCCGCGGGCTCGGGATTCGCAATCACAAATGCGAAAACGAAAAACCCTGTGGCTGCACTTTGAGAAAGATATTCAAACTTTGCTTCGCACGCTTTCGTTCCATTCTCTACAACGAAGCTCAGCCAGGCCGACTCTCACTTTCGACAACAAGTTTTCGCTCAACAGGGCGATCTCTTAATTATGGATTTCCAAAGCAAGAGTTCTGCGCCGACTTTTATTTGATTACCAAGAGAAGCCTGACTCGGGAAGAGTTCCTGGTCTTTGATTGGCATTACCTCCACGGGCACGACTGGAAGCTCTGCACAGAGAAGATCGGAATTGAAAAAGGAAGCTTCTTCCACCTGGTCTACGTGCTGCAAGAAAAACTAGGCCGGATCTATGCCGAGCTGAGGCCTTTTGCCTTGTACCCAATTGACGAGTACTTCCAAGGCCACGTCGCAAAGAAACCGAGCACAAAGGAGACGAAGATCCTTGTTTCCCCACGCCATGCAACGAACTAGCCCAAACGTCGATCTCAACGTCGCTGCACACACAGCTCGCCTGGACGATATCGACCGCAGGCAGACCGACTTTGAATACACGGTGCGCGATGGACTCAATCGTGTCAATGACAAGCTCGACAGCCTGAAGATGTGGCTGCTTGCATTAATTGGCTCAGCAGCAGTTTCTCTGCTGCTTCTGGCCATCAACCTACTCCGGAAATAGGAATCCCAATGGAAGTAAAGACACTCGAAGAGCGGCACCCGCTCTATTTGGAGCATGCCTCTTTTTGGGAGGATGTGGATCTGCTGTATGAAGGCGGCTACGCGATGAAGGCTCAAGCGAACCGTTTTCTTCTGAAGCGGCCAGTGGAAGCCGAAGGCACGTATTCTGCGCGGCTGGAGCGATTCAGCTACCAGAACATCCTCAGCACTGGGCTTGGGTGGTACATGTCGAAGTTCTTCAAAGATCTGCCTGCCTTCCATCTGAAGGAAGGCGACAAGCCTACGAGCGACGAATACTTTGGGAACTGGATCATGAATGCAGACCGAAAAGGAAACAGCCTGGGGGAGATGGCCAGAGATTGGTTTCTGCGATGCCTCAAGGATGGTTGCGTTTATGTCTTGATCGACCTGCCGGGCATGGGCGATGAACGAACTCTACGAGAACAACGGGTTGGCGGCAAGCTCGACCCCTACCTGATCACTTACGAAGCACGGCAGGTCATTAACTGGGACCTCGACGACGAGGGCCACCTGAGGTGGGCCGTCATCGAAACCCAAACGACCAAAGCGGAATTTGGCTCAGCTCGTCAAGTCGTCGACCGTTGGTACGTCTTCGACCGTGAGAACTACCGAGTTTACGAAGCGGCTCAAGTCGACGGCAAACGCGGCGAAGAGGCACGTATAGTTTCGGAAGGCCGCCACTCGATGGCCAATCAGCAAAGAGTTCCCATCCTGAAGTTCGAGGTGCCAAAAGGCCTCTGGCTTGCCTATCGAGTCTATCCACAGGTACTGGATCATTTGAACCAGGACAACAGCTACGCCTGGGCACTGTTCATGGCCAACCTTGCGATTCCAGTCATCATAGGCAACTACGAAGAGAAACCTGCAATTTCTGAGAGCGCTTACTTGGTCTTGGAGGCAGG